GGAGGATGTCTTTGTTTGAGGTATCACTTGTCACTTCATACATAATATATTATCTCCTTAATTCCATGGGCCCGGGCGGCCACTACTACCATAATTACTTAAAAATCTATCACCTTCTGATCGCACACGGTCTTTACCTTGTTTACGAATCATTCGGATCAGCTCATCATATTTATATTCAAGCTCCATAATCTTTTGTAATTGGGTATTACATTTAGTTTGAAGTTCAATTAAAACTGCATTAGCTTCTGACGCAGACAGTTGTTCTAACTCGGTTGGTTTAGTATATTCCATCTTACATTCCTTCCTTATCGTCACAATCGCCATAGCAGTCATCCATCATGCCAAACTCAGGTTCATATTTAATACCCATACGTTGAGTTGCCAACCTAACTATTAATTGATCACGTTCCTCTTTCACTTCCATATATAATTGTAATAGAGATTTACCACTAGAGGTGATCTCGTCATATACTGCAGCATTCTGTGTTTCAATTAATGACACTATTTACGCACTCTTTTAAAATTAATAACCTGCTCTTTATCAAAGTCAACTACCGCTTCGGCTTCTTCAATGGTATCATATACCCCTAAAGTTTGGCCATGATAATCCTCTACATAATATCTTACTACTGTTTCTGTTGTCATAATTTAATCCTCAGTTAATAATTGTTTTCTTGATACTGAATAGCCTTCTCGCTTATTAGCTTCTTCTCGGGCGTCACCTTCATCATAATATTCGAATATGGTGTGCCCATATTCATCACATACATAATATACATATTCCACTTTCTTACTGTTATTTTCAATTAACATTATTGTCCTCCCATAGCATATTCATTATCTTTAGCATCGGCATAACCTTCTAAGTATAGCTCTTCAGGTTTATCAAACATAGTACTAGCGTTAGCATTAAACGTTTGGCCACATTGTGGTGTTGCATCTTGTTCACCATCTACCCACCCCGCAATATAGTATTTATCTTTAGTGCTTAAGTATTCATTACGATTTGTTTTTGTTACGATATCCATATTATTAGCTCCTTGGTTGATTTGTTTATGGTACCATTATATCATGTGTTTCACCATTTGTAAACAGTTAAAGCAAAAAAAAGCCGCAAATAAATGCAGCTTAATTTTATCTTAGTTGTTATAGTTTCTAGTCCAAACTTCAATTCCACCTCTAGTAATAGAAATAGTCTTGCAATATTGGGTGGCCCCTCGGGCCTCTTGCCTTAATACTTTGATATAGCAGTCTCTAATAGACGCACACCTTAATGTACCACTTGTTCCCATTCCATCCGCTTGGACTATATGTAATAGTATTGGTTGATTACTATAGTACCACTCTTGAGGGGATACTGCTTGGGCTGTGCCCATTAAGAAGGGTAATAACATCCAGATCTTTTTCATATTGTTCTCCATAATTTAAAGGTTTAATCATTTACTCAACCACTATTGGAAAGTCGTAAGTAGATACCGTAGAGTGATCACTAAATTCGAATTCATTATCGATTTCTGTGATAATATTAGTAAATTCTGTAGACATCCAACGTGGATCCATGTAGTCGTACTTGTTATAAGCAATAAAACCATTACCGTATTCATCATTATTCCATGATGCATCGTCAAAAAACGCTTGGGTTGATGTTACTGTTAAAAACATTGTAAGTGCTGTGAATAAATATTTCATTTATTTCTCCTATATTTGTTGCAATCGTTGATAGGTGATTGCTTTAACCTATAAGCATATTAATATATTATAATATGATTATATAGGTATATATAGGGGTTTCTACTCAGCTTCTATTTCTTTTTTAAGTTTATTATATCCTACAGCTGTACCAAAATGGTAAGCTAGTATTATTAAACCAGCGGCTATATACCAAAACATAACTAATAGTCCCTCCATTCAGCGCATTTACCTGTGTAATAACATACGGCTTTAAATACCGCTACCATTAGGATCACTCCTATAATTACACCACTAATAAAGTCCATCAGTTTTTAACTCGTCGCTGCTGGGTACTAGTACTAGTAGCCCTATGGGCCGCCCCTAGAAACCAACCGGTCCCTACAGCCACAAAAACCACTACAATATTAAATAGCTCCATTACTTTTTCTCCTTATATACAAATGTTACATTTGCAATCCACATAGATGTGATCATTGCCATCACCCCTGCAAAACTACCTATAACTAATCCATTCATAAATTCACCCATATTATACTTCTCCTGTTTTGATTAAAAATGACTCTTCGATGTCGAACTTGCTCTTCTTGATTTCGAAAACCCAAGTGGCAAATTGCATCAAGGAGTCTTCAGATAACTTGGAGAACCCAAGCTTGTAATGGTGTTCAAAATAGAAGTTCTTGTTGAAGGCACTATACATAATATAAGTCTTACCTCCAATACATACTTCCGGATAATTAAAATAATTACTCATTTATTCTCCTGTGATTAATTCAAAGAGTTCACCCCAATTCCAACGTACAGTACCTTCAAAGCCTAGATTGTGTTGGTGGCCCATTAGTACTGGGTTTAAACCACGTTCCTCCCCAGCAATATAGTTAAGAGGTTTATCTTCAATCCACCAGCACCCTGTATCTTTCCATTTATCAAGGGTTTTACCTTTATCATAACCTTGTGGTAAGATAGTGAAACCTTCAAAAACCTCTTTACCAAATAGTGTTTCTAAGTTATACTTTCTAAACTCTTGGGCAGCTATATCGTCGGTTTGACTAGTAATAACGTGGAACCTATAGCCATAGTCAGTATATAACTTTTTTACATACTTAACAGCATCACGCAAAGGGCCAATATTAGCCATATTAGTAGAACTATTGAAAGCCTCTACCAAACGATTTCCTTCAGATTTAGGAATACCAAGGGCCTTGGCCACATTATATTCCTTTGGATATTTAACCGTCGCTCCGGTTTTCTCCTTTACCCAATTGTAGAAGTATGGTTCCCAATCAAGGAGAACTCCATCACAATCCACTAAAATAATATTATCTTTCATATTAAAATCTCCAGCTAAGGATAACCCTTATCGCTCCATCGATCAATTCAATAACCCATTCCATTATTTAAAAATACTAGCAACAATAGCTTGATCAGCCATTGACATTAACTTTAAAGCTTCTTTAGGCATATCACTAAAAGCTACTAATGATGATTTATCGATACGGCCATTAACAGGATTAACTGATTGAAAGCCGATTTCATTTACAACTAAATTTACTGATTTTAACGTTTGCATATTTAACTCCTTGGTTGATTTGTTTATGGTACCATTATATCATGAGTTGAGCCAAATGTACAATTTAATCATGCTTAATTTGGCAAGGGGCTACAAGGGTTTGCAATTATTTTGCATCTTCTTCTTCCATTTCTTCGTTTTCCTTAGCAATAGCTTCAGCTCTGAACTGTAGTCTCTCCGATACTTCATCAGAGGTTAACCAAATATCTCTATTATCTAAGATTGTATTTATCTCATCTTCGGTTAAAAAGTCTTTATAAACATCATGTAGTAGATTAGTACTCCAGAGTCTTTCAAATTCTAATTGATCCATCATTTCACCACCTTTACCGAACACCCCGCCTGAGTAGTTGTGGACCATAAACATTGAATGTGGGGAGATTAAATAAGCATCCGCCTGCATCATGATGATCGTGGCTGCACTCATACATTCGCCTTCAATTGAAGCTATAATTCTAGCGGGGGATTCTCCTAAGCATCTAAAGAATTGTAATGCTGTTGCTAATGATCCCCCTGGACTATTAATGTGTAATGTAATACTATCGTTCGCTGTGGCATTACGGATCTGATGGAACATATCAGTATATTGTTCTGGAGATTCAATTGCACCACTTAAATAGTAGTCGAACTGTGTTCCTAACGAATTAGAAAACATATCCTTTTCATCACTACCTAACATGCTATCTAGTAGCCCCATTGTTTTATTTTCTTTGTGCATTATATTCCTCAATTGTTGTTATTAATTCTTTATCCCAGTTGTCTCTATGTTCAATAAAAACCTGGGGGTCATCGTTATCTACAGCTATTACCGTAACTAACTGGGTAATAGGTATATTAGTTCTTTCTTCAAAAGCTATTGCGTAAAACGTTTCTTGTATAAAGTAGTTTGTGATCCAATCTTTCTTCTTGGCCTTCTTTGAGGTCTTATAGTCAATGATACTTAATACACCATCCCATTCAGCTACACAATCAACTCTTCCAGCCAACCTAAGGTGGTCAGAATATAAGGGAAGTTCTTGACCGTATACAACCCCCATGCGTTCGTCCAAGATACCTTTAATGTTATTAAAGTCTGCAATGATATTAGGCATTGCCCCTTGCTTATAGTTTGGATCATTATTAACATACCTCTCAGCCATTTCATGTACTGCAGTACCCCTAGACGCAGCGCGATACGATACTTTAGCAGCTTCTTCAGCGCCCACCCGTTTCTTCCAAGCTTCAATGGCTTCTTTATTTCTAATAGAAAGTACAGTTGTAATAGAGGGATAGGCTTGGCCATCAGGGGTATGATACCTGCGGCCTATCACTGGTTTCGTTACACAGTATAAATCTGTGTAACCTAAGTCAATTGGATTATGATTAAACATGGTACCATTATATCATGATACGAGCGTAATGTAAACGGCTACCAACCATCCATTTTGACTTTATTTGGGCCTTTTGTTGGGTATCCTTTCTTGATGTTTGAGATGCGCTCTCTAAAGGAGTCAGAGGATTTAGAATAGATATCTTTAGAAGTACCTACTACTTGAGGGGTGGTTCTGAAGTAAGACCTACAGTTACGCTCGGCCATATAGGCTTCTTTGTTAGCATAGGGCATTTCATCAGTCCAGATTTCTCCGGACTCATTGTGTTTAAAATCGTATATTGGCATAGGGCTTAATCATGGGTGCTACAATAAATTATAGCATATAGGGCAATTATAAAAACTAAAGATATTAGAACGTCATTAGGTGATAATACCATTACCCCACACCCCTTTAATTAAATTGCTAGTTAAGCCTTTAACCTTTAATACGCCTTTAGTAGCATCTAATAGGAGTTGAGCATCCATAGGATGGATAGCTTCTAATAAGGCTACGAACGATGCATCAGCCCTGGGCTGATCTACGTCACCTTTAGATAGGGGAACTAAATATTTAGTTACGGCCCTTAATGATTTAGTAGCATCCATATTAGGCTGCCATTCTAAATTTTTACTAACGAAGATCTTAAGATTTTTATCAAAGTTGATTTGCATAATATCTCTTAAGGCTAAACAGTCATTATCCGCTAGCACTTTCATTTTATTCTCACGTGTTGCTGCAGTTTCCACCGCATCTAAAATCTCATAAATTTCCATTAAAATTCACCTGCACATTCAATTAACATTTTCATTTTATTCTCTATCAAATAAGTCAATATATCACTTCTACCATTATATTTATAGTCTTCTAAAGCATTAATAGCAGCGTCTTTGATATTTTTTGGGGTTCTACTTAAATCAATCATCTCTCTATTACGCATATAGTTTCTAAAAGCTTCGGGGGGCATAACTTCTTTAAGACGATCTCTATCTTCCCACCACTCTTCAATCACCTTCTTGCGCATAGGGGTTTGACGGATCTTATCAGTAAAGGCATTATCAGGGGATAACACATTTGGAACACCATCACCAGAGTCCCCTTTCATTAAGTGTTCAAACATATATTTAATAGGGGAATCTACCTTAACCATTTTCTGTTGCATAGGACTATATTGAATTACTTCACCTAATCGGTGCAATTGAATAAAATCCTTATCAGCCGATATAATAACTACTGGTTCAGCGGCCATAGGTCTAGTTAAGTGGGCGGTTAGAGCTCCAATTACATCATCAGCCTCAGCCTTAGGTACCCCAATAATAGAATAAGGAAAGTTTGATTTTAGATCATCGATAGTTAAATTGATTAAGCGGTAAATTTCATCCCAATCACGTTTAGTATCTTTCTCTTTAGAAGCGGTACGGTTAGCTTTATACTGTGGATATACATCTTTACGCCATGATTTAGAATCAGTGCATATAGTTAACTTACCCCAGGTGGCCTCTGGGTACTTCACACGGTACATTCTGATATTATTTAGAATGATATGTTTAACTAAGTTTTCACTAAGTTTTTCGCCACGGTTAAGTTGTCCTAAGATTGAACCTAAAGCTATTCCATTAAAATCTACAAGTACTGCCATAATCTATTCCTTTTCATTATATAGTGGTACCATTATATCATGGTATCCGTCATTTGTACACGTACAGAACCACCGCCGATCTTGATTGCGATTATGCCGTTATACGAATCTTCTCTTAAGAGAACATCCTCATCAAATTGTATCTTTGCTTCATAATAGTTTGTATTGCCCCTAGTGTTGCATAACATTATTATTTCACGTTTAAAGTTCTCTTTTCCTAATAGCTCTATATCCTCTAGTAGTCTTTTGGAAGACCCCCAATAATTAGGCCAATCAGTTTCTTGTATTCGTATCCTTTTATTCTTTCTACCTTTAAGTGGCTTAAGTTTCTTTTTAGTACGAAAATACTTTCTTCCAATATAGTCATGATTATTTGTTAAGTTGGTGATACGATATATGAATCCATAATATTCACCAATATCTTCTGAGGTAAACTCCTTACCGTTATAGGTCCATGTCATCGTCGTCGTCATGCCAATCTTCAGTTTCATACCCACACGCTGGGCAATATGGTAATTCAATATCTAATTCTTCAGCTGATATAAACGTTCTTCCTCCATCGTCAATAGTTACTTCATATCCAGTATTACATTGATTACAGACCAAGGGACATCTCCTGTAAACTAAAATGGGCTTCAAGGTCATCACACCCGCCGATATGAACCCCGTTTAAAATTACTTGAGGGTAAGTACGGGCCTCTGGTAGATATGCTAATAAATTATCTTTAGTCCATATATCCCCACCAACTAATCTAGTCTCATATTCTAATCCGTGGGCCTCCATCATATCTTTAGCTTTGTCACAAAATGGGCAATAGTTTGTTGTCCAAATAATATTATTCATAAACTTAATCCTTTAAATGTTGTTGTTTCTACGTCTTGTTTAACACCACCCACTACGTAAGAGGTGATCTCTGTTTCTTGTGGGGCTACTTGTACATTACCACCGCCAATCCATTTCTCAGTATATGGTAAAGGATTAGCTTGTGGTACATGGTAAGGTACACTATACCCGAGGGTCTTCATTCTTTTTGCTGCTATCCATTCTATATATTGCTTTAATAAATCGGCATTTAGGCCGATCATCGTACCGTCTTTAAATAAATATTCCGCCCATTCTTTCTCTTGTGAGATAGCTTCAGCGAACATATCCATAACCTCTTCATCAGTTTCTTCTTTGATCTTAACATAATCAGGGTCTTCTTTTAATAGCCCTTTGATTATATGTATAGAACCAGCAAGGTGGGTATTTTCATCTCTACCAATTAACTTAATAATCTTCGCT